AATTAAAATATGAAAACAAAAGAAAAAGTAAAATTCTGGTTAGAAAAATATGCACATTTAAGAGATGATGACCACAGACTCTGTGCTAATATTTGGAATGAAGAGTTAAAAACATTTATAAACTTGGATAAATCAACAGCTAGAGATTTTTTAAGATTATATTCAGCAGGACAATTAACTTCAGCTCCTAGTATAAAAAGAGCAAGAGCAAAACTACAAGAAGAGGATCCAAAGTATAGGGGTGATAAATACTACAAAAGAAAAGGAACATATCAAGATGAATGGCGTAAGAAGTTAGGATATGAAAAGCGTAAGTAAATTAAAAAAAGATCTGGATAAATGGTTTAGCCTTTATATAAGGCTAAGAGATGCAACAGATGAAGGAATGGTACAATGTTTCACCTGTGGTAAGGCAGCGCATTATAAAGATGGTATGCAGTGTGGACATTTTCAAAGCAGAAAACATCAAGCAACAAGATGGAATGAACAGAATTGTCAAGTACAATGTGTAGGGTGTAATATGTTTAAGCAGGGTGAACAATGGACATTCGGACTTAACCTAGATGCTAAATATGGTAGTAGTACATCTTTTGATTTGCACGTATTGTCTAAACAAACTTTAAAAATGACTAGAGCTGATTATGAAGAGGACATAAGATATTACAAAGCACTTGTTGATAACTTAAAAAAGGAAAAAAATTTAGAGTAGTTTTTTTTATATATTTGGAAAATGAGAAAACCAATATACTGTAATAAGCAACACGAAGTAATAGTAGATGGTTATTTGTATATGGTTAAAGACTTTGTAAGGGAGGTAAGTTCAGAAAGTAGGTATGAAAGTTTTGCGCAGGTTTTAGATATATTAATAGAATACCATAACAACTATGGTAAAGGAGTTAGGGAAAATAACTACTGGGATTGGCTAATGATATTACCTATAAACTTATCATTAATGGCTAATGGATATTTTGCAGGAATAGAAACAAAAAGAAATACTAAAATAATACATTCATATAGAATACTTTTAAATGATATGGTGCAAGATGTAGTAGATAAAATAGAAAAATTAGAACCAGTAAATGAATAAGATCTATTTAGAAATATCAAAACTAGGTGACAAGTTTAGAACTATGTGTTATGGTATTACACAAGACAAAGAAAAGATAGATGATGCTGTACAAGAATTAATGCTTTATTTATTACAATCAAATCCAGATAATATAAAAAAGATTTATGATGCAGATGGTATAGATGGTATAATAAGATATGGAGCAGTTGTATTAAGAAGGGCTTTGACAAGTACAAGAAGTCCTTTTTATTATAAGTATAGAAAGTATTATACAAACCTTGTAGGTATTAATTATCAGACATCAGCAACACATAATAACTTTCATAAAAGCATAT